AGAGCATGTCCAGCTGCCTCACCAATGGGTCCCCCCATGGGTCCTACAAAATAGTTCCCGAGAGCCGCACCGCCGGCCTTCATCACGTTGCCGAGAGCCTTCCGCCACGCCGAGAGTTCCTTTTCGCTCTTACGCTCTTTCTTCCGTGCCTTCTTGTTAGACCGCGCCAACTTCTTCTTGTTAGCCGCCATCAAGGCTCGTGAGCGAGCGTACGCGTTGTACCTCTCATGCATAGCCACTCCCTCGTTGATGTCTTCCAACGATGCTAGAGAAAACGCCACGTGGAGATCAATGTGGTCGCGCGGAGCGCCCATCGCAATCTCTTCCATGGCAAACTGAGTAGCTGCCGCCACGACCGTCTCCTTCATGGTGAGGTCCGAACTATCGTGTATCAGCCTGGCTCTTTTTAGCTTCTCAATCTCCTCCTGTCTCTCCTCACTCATGGCATCAGCCACAACAACGTCCAACAAGTCTGCCTCCTCGAGGTCCAGGTCCACCATCACCCCATCGTCAAAGAAGATACCTCCCAACTTCAACGGGAAGTCCTCAATCGTGACATGCATGAGTTCAGCCAGAACCCGACCTAGTTCCTCCTCCTCGAACCCATAGTGTTCACAGAATTGAGCAACAATCAAGTCGTCTGGTGCGTAGGCATATCCACCCAAAATCGCGCCTGTATGACGCTTCTTGAATGGCTTGCCCACAATCCGCTTCCTAGCAGCGTCGTCCAACAAGTGTCTAACCCAGGGTCCGAAGACCGGAAGAGCTGACACACTCGACAGCCTGCCGCGTAGGTCTCCTACCAACGCCTTGTGCGCACGCATGCTCCCTTTGCCAGCACTGTCCATTCCAAACTTGGTAAACATCCGAAATGGTTTGGTCTGCCACAAGAAGCCCTGGCGCATCTCCCAGAAGAGGCCCGAACAGAATTCCACTTGTCGCATGGACTGGTGGCGTTTGACCACCATCTTCATGCCCATGCGCGCGTAGAATGAGACAATCTCCTCCACATCAACATCACGGTTCAAGGCGACAACATTGTCATCTCCCTGCACCATCATCATAAAGTCCGAGTCCCAATTGAGTCCAAG